CGTGTTCCAAAGCCCACTTCACCACCTTTTCCACATACTCCGAGAACAAGGCTTGGTTTAACTCGCTCGTACTAGGCTCTAGCATCTTTATGCTTCCGTCTGGCAACTCAATCATCCGTTCAGGCAAAAACAAAGCCCGTAGGTACTCGTGCCAGATACTTGGCTCGTAAGCCTTACCAACAACCATCTGCTCGGATATATCACCCAACACCGCCCAGTAGTACCTGTTGCTATCAAGACTGCGTTTAGCAGGACGTACTTCTAGCACATAGCCATCAGGTGCGTTATCCACCATCTGCTTGGCTACGTCTCTATTGTGCGGGGAAAGAATCACGCAGACTTGAGTGCGGCTCTCATTACCGCAACCTTAAAGTGTGGGAACGACTCAAACTGGCTGGGGTCTAGTCCTAGTTCCTTGCCCTTGAGTTCTATGCCGGTAGCAGTTTCGTGCCAAGGTTTCTCGTTAACTACGTTTGGCAAGACGACTTCGTGAATATCATCCCACCTTTCTCCACGAAGGTATGAGGCGGCATAAGGGATATACTTACCACCGTCTTTCATCCAGCTCTCGGTTTTGCAGCTAGCGTTTATAGCAGTTAACAAATTTGTTAATTCGGGCCGTATATCTTTTGTCTGCGCCCACGCTTTTCTAGCGTCTGCCTTGGCTACTTTCTTGGGGTAAGCAGCCCAAAACTTATCAAAGTCATCCATATTTACCACCTCCTCGTGGCGTATTGTAATCGGTTATGTAACATTCTATCCTAGGTACTTACCCCTATAAATATCTACTGCCTCGCGCAGGGTGATTTCTGGGATTTCTGTTAGCCAACTGCAATTCTCGCGGACTTGTGTAACCGTGGTCAACCCCATGTCTATATCACCAGACGACTCATGCGAGGTCAGGAGAATCAGGCAATGTTTGTTAGGTGGGTCGTTTATGGCATCGCAGACCCGTTCTAGGGCTAGAAGCTGTCCGCGAGGAATGGGCGAGTTTTTGTACTTAGTCTCGACAATGATAAAGAGGCGGTTAGAGAACTCTAGCAGGGCATCTACATCTGTCGGGGATATTGCACCCCATCTCAGATTTGAGAAGTCTTTAAGCTGACTACCGTACTCTCTGCTTCTAAACATCCTCTTGCCTCCCAAGCATCCCAAGCCGACTGTGTATGGGTACTGGTGAAGTATCCATTCTCATCCCTATCTAGCCGGTACTCATGTTCTTTAGCCCACTTCCTAAACTCCTTACTTATCTCTACCATATATATCCTTATAGATACTTGCCCTTTGGTGAGCAAGACTCAGCCATCCCTGTCATAAGATGAAAGAGTCCTTTACACGTTTGCCCTTCGGAGCCGCACATGACTCGCCAGCCTTATCGTCTTCAAGGGTGCTGGCTTCGCCGCCCTAGTGCAGTATTTCAGAGACTTCCCCACGGTCTGCTCTTAGACCCATGCCGCCGCCCGTTACCCTGACCAGCATGGTCGCAGTCAGCGCCAAAGAAAAACCCCAAGAACTTAGCGGGTGTGACCCTGGCATGGGCAACGCATTGGGTAAGATGGGTCTTAGCACCTCGAACCAGCGCATTACACACACCCGCTAAATACTCGGGGTTTGTTTAAGACCATCCTGTTCCGGTGTTGCCGCACCGACACCGCTAGGATACCACGGTTTTAGTTAAGTTCAACCAATTTTATTGTCCAGCCCGCCTTTAATTTGCCCCACCCGTGGACATGGACTTTCCACCCAGACCGGACTAGCTCTGGGTAATACTCGTTTTCCTGTATTTTCTTGACCCTAGCCGAGACATTGCCCCTGCTGGTGGTCTGCACCCCTATGGTCTCCCCGTTGCCCACCGCCAGGATGTCGATACAGTTCCACAGGTCTATCCGCTTGCGGGAGTAGGGACACCACCTCTCCACAATCCAGCACCTATACCCCTGGTCGCGCAGGTACTTGAGGCTTCTTTGGGTCGGGGACATTCTTACATTCTACTGTATAACCATACATTAGGGTTAGTCCCTAGTAGATTTCTTATACAACCCCTCAAAATGGTGTAAGATTCTGTTTATGGCAATAACGCCATGGCTTGAAGGAGAGAATAAATGACAGCATCACAAACTTGGTCGATATATCGGGATGAGCCAGTTGACCATGTCCTAACAGTTACCAATACACACGGCAGGCATTACAAGTGCGCTCACTGCGCCGGTCGTATCTTTACGTCTGACGACGACTGCCTAGAAACCTTTATCAACACCCACGAAGAATGTGAGCAAACAAATGACTGATTGCCAAGCACACCAGCAAGAGCTGGAGCAGCAGGAACAAGAGGACTCGGTCTGGGAACGCGCCAGGTTAATGGCTCAAAATCACGGCAAGATGATTGGGTGCGCTCAGACCATACGGGACTCTAACGGTGACGAAGACTATGTAACAATTGCAGTAAAATTCTTACTAGAGGCGCTGAAGGAGCATGACGACATTAAGAGGAGATACGGATGAATACCGGCATTGTAAATATCAGAGGTAAAGAGTACCAAACAGTAGCCCTGCGGGTGCAGAAGTTCCGCGAAGCTTACCCAACGTGGTCGCTTACGTCCGAGGTTTTATTTCGTGACTCTGACTGCGTGGTGATGAAGTCCATCATTGCGGATGAGACCGGCAGAATCTTAGCAACAGGACACGCCGAGGAGTACCGCAAGTCCTCTCAAATCAACGGCACTTCAGCCCTTGAAAATGCAGAGACATCGGCCCACGGGAGAAGCCTTGCAGCTCTAGGGATTGGCGGTACAGAGTTTGCGTCTGCCAATGAAGTTCAGAACGCTATCCACCAGCAAAACAAAAAAGTAGATTCAACACCATTAGTAGAACAAATCCGAGGAGCTAAAAATGTGGAAGAACTCAAGACGCACTTTGCATCTGCCTTTGCCGCAACAAAGCAAGACCCAGTTGCCGTTGCTGCAATCACCGCAGCTAAAGACGCAAGAAAAGCAGAACTGGCTGCTTGACACCCTAGCCTTTGTAGCGTGTTGCGTTACAGGCTACGCCGTACTGGTGATGCTATGACTGACCGTGAACTAATGCAGATGGCGTTGGATGCGTTGGATTGGAAACTAACAACGCTACTTAAAAAGTCTTGGGAGAACCACCACATTCACGAAGTAATCAAAGCCCTGCGTGACCGGCTAGCGCAGCCTGAATGGGTTGGGCTGACGGATGAGGAATTTGAGGAATATGCCCATTGGATTTATCCAGAAAAACTAATTGAGTTAGAAAATTTATTGAAAGAGAAGAACACATGACGGTGGAACATTTAGAGTACCTGTGTAGCAAAAGACGGGTCTTAGACCTGTCGCCCCAAAGACCGTGGCAGGAGTTAGACATCCTAGAACTCAAGTCGATTGCGGAGTCTTGTAATCTCTGGGGTTCGGATGTTTACAGCGACGTAGAGGAACTAGCGGCTGAGATTAACAAACGACTGAAAAGGATGAATCATGTATGAGAGTGAACACGCAGTTAAGATTATTAGTTTGGGCAATCGTCTCCAGCATGAGATGGCTAACTCGTATGCTCCCGACAGAGACACCATCACGACGCTATGTCAGGAGATTGAGAACTCGGCACACGAAATCTACAAGTGGGCGCGAGGGATAGATGAGTAGGTTTACCTACATTCCCGCAGACAAAACAGACTTAAGAGAGTCCATGAAAAGATATAGAAAGATGGTAGAAGATGAAAATCGAAGATTACATTCTGGCGAGCGCGAAGCCAGTTCACCCAACCCACCTGGCAGAGAGATTCTCGGTCAGCAAAAGCAAGGCATACAGCGTATGCGTCTCGTTACTACTGGAGGGGAAAGTTGAAGAAGTCAGAGTTGGTGCGCGAACCTTTTATAGGGTTCGTAGAGATGAACCTAAAGATGGACAACGTGCTGAAGACTAAGTTTTGCTTCTCATGCCAACGGGATAGGAACAAGAAAAACGGAAGTTATATAATCAGAAAAGGAAACAACAAACAATGGAAGTGTATGGACTGTCAACAGAAGCGTTGGTTCTCTACGCAGCCATCGCCCTCGCAATCGTAGGCTATGTCACAAGAAAACCGACTTGTTGTGACCGTTTTGGACATAACTGTAATCAAGGGCGAAACTGCCCAATTAGGAAAGCCGATGAAAAACACGACTAGAATCTACGAGGTAATCTTCAACTCGGATGAACCCGTAACCCTGAACGCAATCAAGACGGCGCTGGACATGAAGCCAGGTATCTGCTCTGGCTCTCTCGCAAGCCTTCTCAAGTCTGGGCAGATAGAACGAGTGCAGCTAACCGCAGAGAAGGGGCGAAAAAACATTTGGGGGTATATTCCAAAAACGGTTGAAAAAAGTTAAAAAGCGTGTATCATCATCGGTGGAGTAGTACGACCTCCTCCGGCTACTCCTTCAAGCCCTCAAACCCCCTCAGTCAAAAGCTGGGGGGGTTTTCTTATAAGGTGATAACCATGTACGGAAAAAAGCCAATGAAGCCCGCCAAGAAGCCAATGAAGCCCGCAAAGCCGGGTAAGTACGCTCCCAAGAAATGAAGGGGCCGACAATAATGATTGGGCTGCTAGGGAAACCGGGCGGCTCAAAGAAGATGGAAGGCGGTCTGCTAGACGAAAGCGGCGAGTGTCCGCTTGCGACGCAAGACGAGACCATCAACAAGGGCAACAAGCAAAAAGCCATCCTGACCGCCAAATACGGCCCTAGCGAGGGCGAAGAAAAGTGTGGGAACTGCGAGTACGGCATGAAGTTAAAGGGCTGTGGATTGGGCAAGGACGAGGTGTTCTGCGATGTCTACGAGTTCAAATGCTCCAAGGAAAACGTCTGCGACGCCTGGGAAAGCATGGAAGAAGACGAAGAAGATTAAAGACTTCTTTAACTGCCCAACAGGAGACTAAAATGCCCTTTCGTTCCAAGCAGCAAGCCAAACTAATGTTTGCCGCAGCCGCGTCCCCAAAGGTTGCCAAGGCTACGGGTGTCCCCCAAAAGGTAGCCAAGAAGATGGTCAAGGAAGGTCAGTCTAGCCTCAAGAAACTACCGAAAAGGGTGAAGAAATGAAGGAAGTCTACGAGAAGGCCAGACCCAAGAAGTTAGGCAAGCCCAAGGCTCTTAGCCCCAACCAGAAGGCTGCCGCCAAGCGGTTCGCCAAGTCCACGGGTACTAAATACCCATCCCTGCTCGCCAATATGCGTGGGGCGCAAGCCAAGAAATGAAACTAAAGGAAGCCGCAAAGAGGTTTGAAGCGTATGACAGAGCAACTACGAAAAAAATGGCCGAACATAATAGGTCTGGTGGAGATGTTCGCGCACCTGTTCGGTCGCTCAAAGGAGCCTCAACAGGCGACAAGTACGACCGCGCCAAGTTCATCTACCGCAAAGCAGCCCAAGCTCTCACCGCAGGCCATAGTCTCAAAGACGAAAAAGGCAGAGCCACGCCAGCCGCGCTCCAGTTCAAACGCTGGGCAGCCAAAGTCCCGCAAAACCAAGCCGACCTCCAAGAACTCAAAGCGCTCGGCGCAAGGCTAAAAGCGAGACATAAGCCCAAGTGAAAAAGTGTGCTGTTTTTGTGATGGTCAAAGACGAGGGGTACTTCCTCCCAAAGTGGCTGGGGTACTACAAGCAGTTCTTTAAGCCAGAAGATATTTATGTGCTTGACCATCAATCTTTGGACGGGTCAACCCAGAACCTAGATGTCAATGTAATCCATGTAACAAACGACGTAGCGGTAGACCACAGTTGGATTGTAAACACCATCCAAGACCAGCAACGCAAGCTCTTACAAGACTACCGTTGCGTACTGTTTGCCGAGTCGGATGAGATTGTCTACCCCCTGTTTCAGACATTAGACAACTACATAGACAAATTCTTAGACGGGCAGGATGAATACATAACCTGTATTGGTCACGAAATGATGCAGGACTTAGAGAATGAAAAGCCTCTAAGCGCGGACGACCCAATCCTTCCTAACCGCAAGCATTGGTTTAGGCATCCGCTGTACGACAAGACTTTGTTGTCTAAAGTCCCGCTGAACTGGGCTTGGGGATTTCACTCCCAAGATAAGCCAAATATCCACCGTGGTTTATATTTGTTGCACCTGCACAGACACGACTTTGAGATGATGCTGAAACGCCACGAGATGCGGGTAGCCAAGTGGAAAATTAAGGATGACGGCAACTCTAGTTACCAGTTCAAGATTTCCCAGCGAGACGAGCTGCTAAAATACTTCTACGAACAATGTAAGGAACCGCAGCTAATCCCTGCCGAACACCTATCGAGTATCCGTGGACTTTGATTATGTAATTGTTGGGGCTGGGTTTTTTGGCTCAATATGCGCCCATGAGCTTACAAAGCGCGGCAAGCGTGTCGTTGTTTTAGAGAAACGCAGCCATATCGGTGGCAACGTGTACACCGAGAACCGAGACGGCATCAATGTCCATGTCTACGGCCCGCACGTTTTTCACACCTCTGACGAGGAAATTTGGAACTGGATAAACCAGTTTGTCAGCTTCAATAACTACCGCGTTCAAACCGTGGCGATGTACAAGGGAGAGGCGTTTTCCCTACCGTTTTCCATGTGGACGTTTTCTAAACTTTGGGGCATTTCTACCCCAGAGCAAGCCAGAAGCATTATCCGAAGCCAAAACGACATTCTCGGCGAACCAAAGAACCTAGAAGAACAGGCAATACAGTTGGTCGGCAGGGAAGTCTACGAGAAGTTCATAAAAGGTTACACAGAAAAGCAATGGCGCAAGCCAGCAAAAGACTTACCGGCGGCAATCATCAGAAGGCTTCCTGTACGCTTTACCTACGACAACAACTACTTCTTTGACACCTATCAGGGCGTTCCGATAGGCGGGTACACCCAGATATTCAAGAAGCTGTTAAACAGCGTGGATGTAAGGTTAAACACGGACTACTTACAAAACAAAGACTTTTGGGACAAGCAGGGCAAGGTAATTTACACCGGCCCGATAGACCAGTTGTTCGACTACGAGTTTGGGGTTTTAGAATATAAGACCGTAGAGTTTGACCACCAGCACCTGCAAGTAGAAAACTTCCAAGGCTCTGCGGTGGTTAATTACACGGAGCGCGAAGTACCTTACACACGGATTGTGGAACACAAGCACTTTGAGTTTGGCAAGACCCCGACAACCTGGGTAACCCATGAGTACCCCGTGGAATACACCAAGAGTCGTGAGGCAATGTACCCGGTCAACGACTTACACAACAATGCCCTGTACGAAAAATACAAGGCAAAAGCGGGTAACATACTGCTTGGTGGACGATTGGCAGAATACAAGTATTACGATATGCACCAAGTCATCCGTTCCGCACTAGACTTTGTGAGACGACTCTGAAACTAAACCTTGGCTCTGGTAAAGATTGGCGCAAGGACTGCATAAACGCAGACATCCAGCCGGAGAAGAAACCAGACTGGTTGCTAGACATTACACAAGTCCCGTGGGGCGAGGTGATAGACACCCGCTTGGGACGGTTCGCGGTAGAGAAGGGGATGGTCACCGAGATAATCGCCAACGATGTTTTGGAACACATCCCAGACCTTGTGACAGCGATGACTAACTGCCGAGACCTGCTAAAGCGCGGCGGTGAGATGCACATCCACGTTCCATACGACCTAAGTTTAGGGGCGTGGCAAGACCCGACTCATGTGCGGGCGTTCAACGAAAACTCATGGTTGTATTACTGCGATTGGGCATGGTACTTAGGATGGCCCGAGTCGGAAAAATTTACCTGCACGCAGATGGGGTTTGAACTCTCAGACTTAGGTCACGAGATGAGGGAGCAAAAGGTTCCAATAGGGAACATTATAAGAACCCCTCGCGCCGTAGATGCCCTGCAAGTCATTCTTAAGAAGGATTGATATGTTACATACCCTGTGGTCAGACATTAAATTACTCGTCAGCCGTATTCGTGCAAAACTAGGTCTGTAAGTGGCAGAAAACGTACTCGGGACTATATTTGGTCGTGCGGATGCCCTAAAGCGGCAACTGTACGACATGATAAGAAACCCTAGCGACTATGCTTCTATGGTTGGTGGGCGCACACAAGAGAACATGGCGGCTGCCCAAGCCCTGCAAAACGAAGCCTTTGCTGACCCTCAGAACCCATTACGCATCACAAACCCACAAGCCTTAAACCAACTCACCCAGATGATTACGTCTGGCCCGATGGGGTTTGCTCCGGCAGGGATAGTCAAACCAGAAATGATTAGTTCGTTAAAAGAACTGACTATGTCTCCGGTTGACGATGTTATAAGACAAGCCGTTCAAAACACGCCTGGCGCAAAACTTACAGAGACAGGGTTAGAGTTGCCAGTTACACGTTATCAAAGACCTGTTCAAGGTGGTAGGGAAAGTTCGCGCAGCGGCGTTTTTTACGGGATTGGCGACAAAGCCGAAATATTTAAGGGTGTAAAAGGTGATATGCCTGGAGGCACACAAATGGTCTCTGGGGTAACAAAAGTACAAAATCCATTTTTTGCCGTTGGCACTGATTTAATGGGCGCATCTATTGATGCGTTTAAAAAATTGAATCCAGAGAAGTATAAAGAAGTAGATGAGGAAAGCGTTAAAATTTTCTTTCGCACAAGTGAAAATAATTGGGAAGAATCCATCAAAAACTTCTTTGAAAAGTACGCTCCAGACCAAAAACCAAATATCAATAAAATTATAAATGCACATCCCTATCAAAAGCAGTTGATATTAATTGAATCGGCGTTGGCTCAAGAACTTCGAAACAAAGGTTATGACTCAATGGTCGGGGTTTACGGGGCCGGAACAAAAACATTTGAGGGCAAAACACCATTGCCAGAACAAAATCCAACGATATTTGAAATATTTGATGTTCGTGAGGCAACTTACCCACGGAAAAGCGGTGCAACAACAATAAGACCAGAATTTCTAAAAGAAGAAGCACAATCTTTAGAAGAAATTTTGTCTAAAGGGCTGTTAGATAATGGCTTATGACCCGTACCAGGGGATGTTCTATCCCACCCTCCCCGAGGACACGCAGGACTTTCCGGCGGTCTTATCCGGCGTAGGCAGAAGCCTCCGTGACTTTGGTCGCGGCGTTTCTTACTACCCGATGGACTTGGCTGGGGCTGTGGCCGACATCGGAAACCTGCCGTTGCAAGGGATTGACTACCTTGTAAACCAAATCCGTGGCACAGACCAAAATTACATTTCTACCGATAGACCATTTGGCGGTAGCGCACAACTTATAGACGCAGCAACCAGGTTAGGTTTGTCGCAACAGCCAACCGGCTCTGCCCCAGAGACCATTGGCAGGGTGATGGCTGGACTTATAAACCCAATGGCTGGCGCGAGAGCTGTTGGCAGGGTAGGCGACATCACCACAGAACAGGCTAACCGGGCAGCAGACGCACTCGTAAGGCAGATTACAGGCAACCCACAGGCAACGGCTCCTGCGGTGCTAGAGGCGGCTGGAGGAATGGTTCCCCTGTCTCGGATGTTTAAGCCAGAACAGGTTAAAGCAATCCTCCCTGAGACCAAAGCAGTAGACGCTTCTGGCAACCCTGTAATGGTTTATCACGGGACAGCAGACCCAATTGAACAGTTTTCAAAGTCTAAACTTGGCGAATCAACAAGGGCTCAAAGCGCAAAACAGGGGTTCTTTTTCCAAGATAACCCATCTTACGCAAGAAATTATGCTGATTACGCGGCAAATGAGGCTAGAGTTCAAACTCTTGTTGACAAGGCTTACGCCGCAGAGAAAAAAGGCGATTGGGACGGATACGATAAGTTTTTACGTCAAGCAGAAGAATTAGAGTCTTCTTTTAGAAAAGATTATGGTGCTGGGCAAAATATTTATCCTGCCTATTTGGACATGAAAAATCCTTTTGTATTTGATGCAAAAGGTGAAAGTTACACATATATAGAAGACTCCTTGACAAACATCATCAAGAAGGCAAAGAAACAAGGTCACGACGGGGTTATCTTTAGAAATCTTGACGATATTCCTGGTAAAACTGACGCAATATCAGACCACTATGTAGTTTTTGAACCAGAGCAAATCAAGTCTGCTGTGAGCGACCCAGCCTTTACTAGCCTATTAGAGCCAAAAACATCTAAATTTGAAATGCCATCATTTGCGTCGTTAAGGCCAGAAACAACAGATGACATAGATAAAATTTATGATTACCTAGAAAAACAAGCCAAAAAATCAGGTTTTAGAACCGAATCTGGCGCAAGTAATGTAAGCAATTCTAGGTATTTAACAATAGAAAAAGACCTTGGAAACGACGAAATAAGCACCATCGAAGTTAGAATTTCTGCACACGAAGATAGACACCCGTTTACTTATGCGACTGATGGAAAAATATCAATTGACCCGTCAAGAGGTGGCGTAGACTTAGAAACTACTCTTTGGGACTTGCAAGAAAAGGGTTACGACTTAATAAAGTAATTGTAGTATAATAACAACACTTATCCCGAACAACCACTAAGGATTCGGACATGGAAACCGTTAAAGAAACACCAAAAATCGGAGAAGGACTCGCAGGCCCAGGAAGGCCCAAGGGAACCCCTAACAGGGCCACCACGGCTGTCAGAGAGGCCATTGCTAGGATGGCAGAGGACAACGCACAGAACTTCGCTGAGTGGCTCACAAAGGTCGCCGCAGACAGCCCTGAAAAGGCGTGCGACATCTACCTAAAGGCGATTGAGTACCACATCCCCAAACTAGCGAGAACAGAAGTAACAGGCGCAGAGAACGGCCCGCTGACCATCAAGGTGGTCACGGGAATATGACCGAAGCGGTAATTGAGACCGGATACAAGCCAAGGGCAGAGCAAAGACAGATTCACGATGCCGTGGAGAGTCACCGCTTTGTTGTGGTTGTGGCTCACCGCAGGTTGGGAAAGACGGTTGCAGCTTTAAACCAGCTCATCCACGCCTCCTTGCAATGCGACAGAGAAGCTCCAAGATTTGCCTACATTGCTCCGACTTACGGACAGGCCAAACGGGTTGCGTGGGACTACCTATGCAACTTCACGAGACCGCTTAAAGCCGAGGCAAACATCTCGGAGTTGCGTGTAGACTTCTACGGCAGGAGAATACAGTTATATGGCTCAGACAACCCCGATTCTTTGCGAGGCCAATACTTCGATGGCGTTATTCTGGACGAGATTGGCGACCAGAACCCGAAGATATGGAACGAGATTATTCGTCCTGCTCTCGCAGACCGTATGGGTTGGGCGGTATTTCTAGGAACGCCAAAGGGTGCAAACCATTTCAAAGATTTTAGAGACCGAGCAGAGAAAGAGCCAGAGTGGAAGTTATTGGAGTTCAGGGCTTCGCAAACGAATATACTTCCGCAAGAGGAACTGCTCGCTGCTAAGAAAGAAATGGGCGATGATAAGTATGCCCAAGAGTTCGAGTGTTCCTTTGACAGTCCGGTTGAGGGCGCGTATTACGCTGCTACGCTTAACGGCTTGCCACAGGATAGATTCAAGGAATTCGCGCGGGATGATTTATGCAAAACTTACACCGCATGGGACTTGGGCGTTGGTGATTCAACGGCTATTTGGGTCTGCCAAATTGCGGGGCAAGAGCGTAGGCTACTTGATTTCGTGGAAAACCACGGTCAAGGACTAGATTGGTACGTCAACTGGATACGCAACAATGAATACACAAGTGCCGAGCATATTCTTCCCCATGATGTCGAGGTACGCGAGTTGGGGACAGGAAAGAGCCGAAAAGAAGTCCTGCAAGAACTCGGACTCAACATTACCGTCTGCCCCCGAATGTCAGTCGACGATGGAATACAAGCCGTTAGAAGGTTTCTACCTAATTGCTACTTCCATCCACGAGTTAAACAAGGCGCAGATGCACTACGCAACTACCGCCGAGAGTACGATGAGAAGCGCAATGTTTTCTACGACAAGCCCCTGCATGATTGGTCAAGCCACGCTTCGGATGCCTTTAGGTATCTCGCTGTGGGCTTAAACACGACCTCGACTTGGGGCAAACCGCTTAACGTGAACACGAAATGGATTGTCTGATATGCAAGAATTTGACCTACAAGCCATCATAGAGAACGAGATAGACAACGCTCTCGGCTACATCAATACCGAGACCGTAGAGGAACGCCGCGACTCGCTCATGGCGTACAACCGCGAACCCTACGGCAACGAGGTAGAGGGACGCTCCACCATCGTCACGGGCGAGGTAGCAGAGGCCGTAGATGGTGCATTGCCACAACTCCTGCGTGTATTTACACAGTCCGACGACGTCGTGCGGTTTGAGCCAAAGGCTCCCGGCGACGAACAGAAGGCTAAGCAAGCCACCGAGTATTGCAACTGGGTGCTGATGAACGACAACCCAGGCTTCGAGGTATTCCAGACTTGGTTCAAGGACGCGCTCCTGCAAAAGGCAGGGGTCATCAAGGTCTGGTGGAACGACGAGACCTCGGTTGACAAGGAGAAGTATCAGAACCTCTCCGAGGAAGAACTGACCATGTTGCTCTCAGACGGGCAGATGGAAGTCGTCAAGCAAAAGCAGACACAGATTGGCGAAGTACCCATGCCTGTTGACCCGATGGCGGTTCAGCAAGCGATGGCTCAAGGTCTCCCCCCACCGGCTCCCATGATGCAGCCCGTGTTCGCCTACGATGTCACGGTCAAGAAGATAGACAAGAAGGGTTCGGTCAAGGTAGAGAACGTACCGCCCGAGGAGTTCCTAATCTCCAAGAAAGCCCGACGGATTGCGGATGCCCCGTTTGTGGCTCACCGTAGGCTCACGACACGTTCCGAGTTAATCAGCATGGGATTCAAGGCAGACGAGATTGACGCTCTGCCCGCCTACGACGACCTGACGTTCACCCCTGAGAGGGTGGCAAGGTTCCCAAACGGCGAGCAGCCAGACGACCCCAGCCTCGACACCAGCATGGACGAGATTGAGACGTTCGAGTGCTACATCAGGACAGACTACGACGAGGACGGCATTGCCGAACTTCGCAGGGTGTTCTACGCTGGCGGCACAATCTTAGAGAACGAGGAAGCAGACTTCATCCCGTTTTGCTCCGTCTGCCCAATCCCCATGCCCCACAAGTTCTTCGGGCATAGCCTTGCAGACAGGGTTGTGGACATCCAAAAGATTAAGACTACGATTACCCGTCAGATGCTGGACAACCTGTATCTTTCTAACAACGCTCGGATGGCGGTGGTAGATGGTCAAGTCAACCTAGACGATATGCTCACAGTCACACCTGGCGGCATAGTTCGGGTCAAGAACAACCAAGCGATAACCCCCCTTACCGTCCCATTGGTCGCGGGCCAAGCCTTCCCCATGCTTGCGTACATGGACGAGATACAGCAAAAGCGCACAGGCGTTACAAACGCTTCTCAGGGCTTAGACCCCAACATCCTGCAAAACGCTACCGCAACAGCAGTTGCTATGGTTCAGAACGCAGGCGCGGCAAAGGTAGAGTTGATTGCTAGGATATTCGCCGAGACAGGGGTAAAAGACCTGTTTAAGCACATCCTGCACTTGGTCTGCAAGTATCAGGACAAGGAAAGAATCGTGCGGATGCGTGGCAAGTTCGTGGCTATCGACCCGAGAGAGTGGAGCAACGAGTACGACCTGACGGTAAACGTGGGTCTGGGAACAGGAAACAGAGAGCAACAGATGGCGATGGTAGCCGCAATCCTCCAGAAGCAGGAGCAGATTATTGCCTCTACCGGCATGGCAAACCCGTTTGTCTCCCCAAGCCAATACCGCAATACCCTTGGAAGATTCATCGAGTCCGCAGGGTTCAAGGACACAGCCGAGTTCTTCCGCGAGATTACGCCTGAGATGGAGCAGCAGATGCTCCAGCCACAGCAACCACAGCCTGACCCCGCTACCGCAGCTCTGATGCAGCAAGCCCAAGCCCAGATGCAGATTACTCAGGCAAAGGCGCAAGCAGACATTCAGTTGAACCAAGCCAAGGCACAGGCAGACATCCAGTTACAGCGCGAGAAAGCAGCCGCAGACATCCAATTAGCAAGGGAGAAGGCCGCCGCGCAGATGGAACTCAAGAGTGCCGAGTTCCAAGCCGAGGCGCAACTCAAAGCCTTTGAGGTTGTGCAGGGTAGAAATCAAGGCGTGGAGATTCCCGGTTGAACGAAACAGAACGAGCAATAGCCCTCCTGCAAGACGAGTTCTTTATGGGTGTTGTAGAAAAGCAACGCCTGATGTATATTTCCAACATCTTAGATAGTTCTGACGAGGACGTAGATGTTCGTGAGCGCGAGCGTCTAAAACTCAAGGGGCTAGAAGAATTTATTGCGTCACTCCGGTCTATCTCTGCCAACAAGGAGATAGATAAGAAACGTAAATTTATGGTTTTTTAACCACAGTAGGAGTTCCAAATGGAAGACACCAACCCGCAAGGGAGTGCAAAGACAGTAGACGATGCAGCAGCTCAAATCTTTGGGATGCTTGAACCAGAGCAGCCGGAAGGCCAAGCCGAGGCACAAGCCGAAGAAGTGACCGAGGAGTACGAGGCGCAAGCCGAGGAATCTGAGGATGAGTTAAGCGAGGAAGTCCAAGAAGAAGTCCAAGAACCACAAAGGTTTCGTGTCAAGGTTGACAACGAAGAACTGGAAGTGGACTTAGACGAACTGATTAAGGGCTATTCACGCACATCTGACTACACTAAAAAGACGCAGAATCTAGCCGAACAGCGCAAGGCAGTCGAATCCGAGCGCACGAAGATAGAGGAAGCCGCCAAACTTCGGGATACCTACGCCCAGCGGTTGCAAGTCATCGAGCAGATGTTGACACAACCAACGGAAGACCTGACCGCCCTAAAAGATAACGACCCCGTGGGGTACGCAATCAAGGTGGCAGAGAATATGGAACGAGAAAAACAGCTTCAGGCTGTCCGCGCCGAACGCGAATCCGTCCAAGCCAGACAAGTCGCCGAGAACCAAGAGCGACTGAAATCTCATATCGCACAGGAAGCCGAGCGTCTACGTTCTGCCATCCCTGACTTTAGCGACGAGGTAAAAGGCGAGGTTATCCGCAAGGAGATACGGGATTACGCAAAATCGGTAGGCTGGTCAGACCAAGAGTTGTCGCAGGTGTACGACCACCGCGCCGTCCTAACTCTGTACCGGGCGATGCAATTCGATAAATTGCAGAAGTCAAAACCTGCTGTCCAGAAACGGGTAGCAGAAGCCCCCAAGTCTTTGGCTCCAGGGGTAGGCTCTCCGCGTCTTGATAAGGACGGAGAGATGGTCAAGAAATTGACCAAGCAACTTAAACAAACTGGTCGCCCTAGAGACGCGGCCAAACTCTTTGAACGATTCTTATAAAGGAATAAATCATGGCAGTCCCATCAAATACCTACCTGCGCTACACCTCGATTGGTGTACGCGAGGACTTAGCAAATGTTATTTACTCAATCAGCCCCACCGACACGCCCATCATGTCGTCCATCGGACAGGCTAAAGCAACCCAGACCAACCACGAGTGGCAGACTGATTCGCTCGCCGCCGCAACCACGGCTAACGCCCTGATTGAAGGTGACGACGCAGCAGCTTCTTCGTTGGCTCCCACGACCCGTGTTGGCAACTTCACGCAAATCGTTGGCAAGACCGTTCAGGTTTCGGGCACTTTGGAAGCAGTAGACAAGGCCGGTCGTAAGTCTGAGAAGGCTTACCAGTTGGCTAAAGCATCTTCCGAAATCAAGCGTGACATCGAGACCATCATCACAGCCAACCAAGCCAAGAGCAACGGTACGGCTACTACTGGCGCTCGTAAGTTAGGCTCGCTCCTTTCTTACATCACCACCAACGTATCCAAGGGTGCTGCTGGTACGAACCCGACAGGCGACGGTTCAGACATCCGTTCTGACACCACGACCCGCACGTTCCTTGAGTCCATGCTCAAAGAAGTAGCACAGGAAATCTTCACAGAAGGCGGCACACCAAAGATGTTGGTTGTTCCTCCAGGCTTGAAGGCAACTGTGTCTGGCTTTACTGGTGTTGCAGAGCAGCGTTACGTTACCGGCGCGGAGCCAACGACTATCGTTGCCGCCGCTGGCGCATACCTCTCGGACTTTGGCCTCATCAGCATCGTTCCTGACCGCTTTATGCGCTCAACCGACGCCCTGATGCTTGACTCCGAGTATGCAGCCTTGGCTTACCTCCGTCCTTTCCAAACGAACGACTTGGCCCGTACCGGCGACTCTGACAAAACTCAGATTCTTGCCGAACTGACCCTCGAAGTTCGTAACGAGAAGGCACACGGCGGTATCTTTGACATCAAAGCAGCGTAACTTGTGATAGAATCGGCGGTGGGGTATTCCCACCGTCGGTTTTACGGGATTAGATATGCAAAAACTGGGCGAAGAAGTAACGATAGAGGGAAAGCGTACTTGGTTTGCGGACGGAGATGGCGGGCTTGTCATCAGGGACGAACAAAACGTCGCACCAATCCTAGAGGCCAACAAGGCTTCTTATAACCAGATAGACGAACGCGCACGCTGGGGTGATGGTGCGCGGGTAGCGGAGATTCCCAATTCGGTCATTGCAGACCTGAATGTGAAGGGGATTATGAGGGGGTTCGCGGTGGTAGACCAGAAACGAATGAAAGCCTTTCTGAACGACCCGGAGAACCGTTTTTTACGGACGAGACCGGGGAGGATTTAGTGGGCAAGGTTCACGACAAGATTAAAGTAAAGCAGCAAAAAGCACCGTGGGAAAGTAAGAAAGTCGCCATTTGTATCCCTTCTCGCGGAGAGATGGAGATAGGAACGGCGTTTGACTTAGCGGTGATGTGTGCCTACGACGCAAGAAATCGTGAGGGTCATCAGGCAATCTACACGGTATCGGGAACCCTGATATTTGACCAGCGAGAAAAGCTGGCAGCCGAAGCCCTGAAAGAGGGTGCGGACT